TGACTAATGTCTGATAGATTACGCAACAATATAGTTGCAGGTTTTATAGTTGTAGCGTTTTGGATAGTGTTTGTATTTCCAGTAATGGCTGCTGACCCTATTGTTACAAACAGCACAAGTAATAGCACAGTAACAACAAGTACAGACAGTAAGAGTACAATTAGGACTAACCCTCCTAGTGCAATCAGTCCTAGCATTAACGCAAGCAATAGTGACTTATGTATGGTAGGAGTTAGTGGGGCAGTACAAACACAGATACTTGGTATCAGCACAGGACAGGCATACTCAGATGAGAACTGTATGAGATTAAAGAATGCAAAGGTACTCTATGATATGGGTATGAAGGTAGCAGCAGTTGCTTTAATGTGCCAAACGAGGTCGGTATACGATGCAATGAAATTTGCCGGGACCCCCTGCCCGATTTACTCGCCCACTACTGGTGAGGGGCTGATAGGACAAGAAGCTACAGCAGAATGGAGATTGAATCCTAAGAAGGTTCCACCTAAACAGCAGTCTTCTAATATGAACAGAGGAGTATTCCTTGAGAAATTGGTTAGTGGCATTCTTGGCGTTATCCTTCTCGCTATTCTCGTGGTCTGACCCTGAGATAGTTGAGCATCAGATTGGAGATGACGGTTGGATTGAAGTACCTCTTGACTTTACTTTTCCTTTTTATGGAAATAGTTATGTCACTAGTTTTATGTTTAGTAACGGTGTTGTGGGGTTTCTTGACCCTCTTGATGTTCCCGGTACTGGTTATGTACACGATGGTCTTTGCTGTAGTGGACAAGATTTTAGTAGCGGAGCAACAGGTGTAAGATTTCATTACACTATTATGCCTTGGCATACTGATTTAATAGACACAGGAGTTGGTAGGTTTTACACACAAGGCGATGAAACTTTCCAAAAATATATGTGGGAAGATTTATCAGAATACTATATACCTGAATCAAGAAACTCGTTTGATTTAACAATATACCCAATGGGTAACATAGAAATAAATTATGAAGAAGTACAAATAAGTAATCACGCAGTAACAGTAGCAGTAGTAGGAGATTTAAGTCAAGATGAATATGAGCAGTGGTTCTACAATCACCCTACTAATGGAGCAATCTTTTGGAATAGTGCAGAAGATGACCCAGTAGAAATAACAAGCGGAGAAAGTGTATGCAGTGTAATACCAGACAGTCATATAAGTTGTTTATACTATCCACAAGTTTATGCTGATAATGTATACAATCAACAGTGTGCACTTGACCCTCTTTATGATTACGGATGTGATGGCTGGAGTGATGCTTACATAGATGAATATGTTGAGGAAGATGTACCAGAAGTTTGGGAAACTGATGAGGAAAATACTGAATCAGTATACGTCTTGGAAGAGCCAGTTTTTCAAGTAATAGAAATAGAACCATTAGATGACTATACTTTAATCTCTACTACAATAGAAGAAGCTATACCAGAAATGGAAGATTTGTTTGAAGAGGTAGCACAAGAAGAATTAATAGAAGAAATAGAAGCAGAGTTAGAAGAATTTTTAGAGCCTGAAGAGGAACTTGATGAGTCAGAGCCGGAAGAAGAAACCATACAAGAAAAACAAACAGAAGAGGAGCCTCAACAAGAAGAGATAGTAGAAGCTAAAGTAGAAGAACCTAAGCTAGTAGAAACTAAAAAGAAAGCTAGTAAGAAACAAAAGATGCGAGAGATTATTAGCAACAAGCTACAAAACCTTGCAACAGAAATGGGAGAAGCTGCATCATTAGAGGAACAACAAAAACTACAAAGTCTAATCTTAGCTCTATTAAACTTTAACGCTGGCTTTAATACTTACAACACACAACTACTTATTGATGGTGTGTTTTATAAAGACAAGGGTATATATTTAGACAAGGATATACCAGACAATCAAAGAGGATTAAGAAACGGTTTGGCTAACGAAATACTACATAATAAACTAATGGACCTACAATGGCAGAAATAGAGTACGCAGGAGTTAAGGTAGGGGGTAGTAAAGCTCTACTAATAATACCCCTCTTAGGGACAATCCTTGGAGCTCTGTGGGGTGGTTTTGAAGTATATCAGAGATATTTAGATATGGAAGCTAAAATTGCTGCGTTTGAGTCACCTGATTTATCTAGTATAGAAAAAAATATAGCGGTTATAGAAGAGACTTTAATAAGTGTAAGTGATTCAGTTGAGCAAGCTAGAGACTATACTAGGTCTATAAAGAATGATTTAAAGGATGACTTGACTAGACAAGAAGCCTTGATGGAAAGATTAGAAGATAAAGTTAATAGCTCACAAGATGAAATAGACGAGACTATTGACATAGCTGGCGAGAGGTTTGATGCCAGAAGAGATGCTCTTTATTCTGATACAGATAGGAAAATTAAAGAGTTAGAAGAAAGGCTTGGTAATAAACTACAACGAGCATTAGATAATCCACTAGCAAACTAAGGAGATATTATGGGATATGGTAACAAACCTTATAAAAAAACTAAAGGTAATGGTAAAAAGAAAAAGTAATGGCACTTACTAAAAGACAATTAGCTACTCTAGATAAGCACAAAAAACATCACAGCAAGAAACATATGCAAGAGATGAAAAGACTTATGAGAAAAGGCTTGAGCTTTACTGAGTCACACAGAGTAGCTATGAAAAATGTGGGTAAATAATAATGGAAGAAAAACTTAATCGTATGCAACTTCAATTAGACAAACACTCTGGACAAATAGCAAAGCTGTTTAGTAAAATTGATGACACTAATTTATGTATACAAAAAATTAACACTTCACTTCTTCAAATTAAATGGGGTGTCTTTGGTGCATTTGCTTGGTACATTATAGGGCAAGTAGGAATTATAGAAGCATTAAGGTTAGCAATATGATAGCATTCTTAACTAATGTAGCACCTATAGCTTTAGGCTTTGTTGCTAAATTGTTTGCACTCAAAAGTCAAGCAGCAGCAGAAAATCAAAAGTTAATGATACAAAACTTGCAAGCACGCAATGATTCTATTAACCAAGCAAGAGATAGAGCAGACAAAGAAAGTCCAATGGCTGCACTTAACAGACGAGTTATTATATTTGTTATATTGGCATTAATTATATTTACACAAGTAGCACCTGTGTTCTTTAATGTGCCAACAGTAATACCTAATACTATAGAAGGGTTTAGTTTTTTTGGTATTCAGTTTACACCAGACGTAGTAGAGTACATAGAAATACAAGCTGGTTCAGTATTGAAGATGGATGAAATCTTTGGTTGGGCTACAATGATTATAGAATTTTATTTTGGTGCACAATTAGCCAAGGGGAAATAATGACATACAGAGAACTAATAAATCAAGTATTAATAAGACTAAGAGAAGACACAGTAGCTTCTGATTGGTCTGGGGCTATCAACGATAGTTCTACAGTAAACGACTATCAAAAAGTTATAGGCTCTTTAATTAACGATGCTAAGAGAAGTATAGAGTCTTACCACGATTGGTTAGTTCTAAGAGAAACAGTTAATGTTTCTACTGTAGCATCTACAAAGAATTATAATTTATCTTCTGGTCAAGAGTTTAAAGTGTTAGATGTAGTTAATAATTCTACTGGTAATCAATTATCACAGACTACACTACAATATTTAAACAGCATTAAATATCCTACTGACCCTACAGGAGAACCTAACTATTATGCTTTTAACGGAGCAGATAGTTCTAATAATCTTAAAGTAGATTTATCACCTATACCTACAGAAGCTCAGACAATATCTTTTGATATAGTTAAGTATCAAGACGAATTAACCTCGTCTACTACAAGTATTAAAATACCATCTAAGCCTGTAATTTTAGGTGCTTATGCTCGTGCAATAGCAGAAAGAGGAGAGGACGGAGGAACACAATCTTCTATAGCTGCACAAGAAGCAGCAAGCTCTCTAGCACAAGCAGTTATGTTAGATAGCGGTAATACTAAGTATGAGAATGATTGGTTCGTTTCAACAAACTATCAATAAAAATAATGGCTAAACAATTACAGTATCAGTCCTTAACTAACATAGGTCTTAACGGATTAAACACACAAGCTAATCCTGCGTCATTAGACCCATCTTATTTAACTAAGGCAGAAAATGTTGTGATTAGAGAATCAGGTCGTATATCTCTACGCAAAGGTTTTAAACAAAAAGTAGCTCCAAGTGGAACAGCTATAAAAGGTATTGTAGAACATCAAGACGGAGCAACTAAAAAAATATTTGCTAGTCACGGTACAAGTATATACACTGTAGACTTTACAACACCTAATGCTGCGTTTCCTACAGGGAGTGCAGACACAAAACATACAGTTACAGGTACAGATGGTAACTGGCAGTTTATAAACTTTAATGGTAGGCTTACTTGTCTACACGAAGACACAGTACCACAAAGATATGATGGTTCACAAAGTTCAGGCTCTAAGTGGGCAGCTTTTGATAATGCTACTAGACCTGCTACTGTATCGTCAGGTGAGTTTAAACCTAGTTGTGGTGTAGGATTTTATGGTCGTATGTGGGTTGGTGGTGTAGCAGAAGAAAAGGATGTATTACATTATTCTGCTCTGTTAGACTCTGATGACTATACTACAGGAAACGGTGGTGGTTCTTTTGATTTAAAGAAAGTTTGGGGCAGGGATGACATAATAGCTATTGCTCCGTTTTATGGACAACTTGCTGTGTTTGGTAAGAACAACATAGCTATATACCAAAGTCCTGATGTTATAGGAAGTATGAAACTTAATGAAGTTATACGAGGAGTAGGTTGTGTAGCTAGAGATTCGGTACAACACATTGGAGATGATTTAGTATTCTTATCTTCTACTGGTCTTAGGTCACTAGCTCGTACATCTGAAAAAGATAAAGTACCACTAACTGATTTATCAGTAAATGTTAAAGACACATTAATTAGAAACATAGGTCAGAGTACAGAAGTTAAGTCAGCTTATATAGAGAACGAAGGAATATATGTAATGACTTTTACTGCTAGTAATATTACTTATGTCTTTGACTTTAAACATTTAACTCCTAATCAAGCTCCTAGAATAACTACTTGGACATTTGATAGTGATAGAGAACCTGCAAGCATAGCTTATACAGATACTTATGGTATGTTAATAGGGCAGAAAGACGGAAGCATTGCTACTTATGAAGGGTACTATGATTCAGACTTAGCAGCTAATGGTACTACATATAGCTATGCTTCTTATACTGGTAGTTTTGAAACTGTATGGGTAAATTTAGGAGAGTCTGTAGGTGCGTCTCTGTTAAAAAGATTATTTATGGTTATGGAAGGAGGCTCTGGTGCTAACTTAGCATTAAAGTGGTATAAAGATTTTAGTGCTACTGCATCTAAAACTACATCTATAACTTTAAATCCTACTACTACAGGTTCAACAGCTTTGTGGGGAGCTAGTACATCTTTGTATGGTAAATCAGGTATTACTTATAAACCTGTATACGGATTACAAGAATATAAAACACCTCTTACAGGTTCAGCAAAGAATATAAAAATATCTATAGGCGTTCAGAGTAATGGCTTTGATGCGTCTTTACAAGACTTAACACTTTTACATAAACAAGGGAAAATAAGATAATGGCAGACTATTCAAAAGTTGTAGCTTGGTCTGGAAAAGATGCTTTAGCAGACTCAGACGCAGCAAAAGTAATATCCGGAGCTGATTTTCACACTGAATTTTCAGCAATAGAAACAGCAGTAAATACTAAAGCAGACATTAACGGAGATGCTTCAGAAGCATTTAGTGCTACTACAGCTTCAGCAGGAACAAATACAACACAAGTAGCTTCAACTGCTTTTGTTACCGCAGCTATAACAGCAGTTAAGGCTGCTTTATATCCAGTTGGTTCTATATATACTAACGCAGAAGTTAGTACAAACCCAGCAACACTTCTTGGATTTGGTACTTGGGCAGCTTATGCTGAAGGTAGAGTTCCAGTAGGTAAAGCATCTAGTGGTACATTTGATACACTTAATGCAACTGGTGGTGCTGAAACACATACATTATCAATAGCAGAAATGCCATCACACAACCACAGTTTAAGTCCTACTCTTATAAGAGGTCTTGGTACAGACGGAGATGCTAATAAAGCTTCAGGCGGTGGAAACCAAGGCAACTTTAGTATTAGCAACACTGGTGGTGGTGGAGCACACAATAACTTACAACCATATATAGT